TTTGCCTTTGAATGAGGGGAGCGATGCACTCCCCTCTTATAGATTTATTCCTGATTCTGACGAGCGCGAATCATTGCGAGAATGTCTTGTGCATTGCCGCCTTCGCTTGCAGTTTCAGTGTCTTCAGTCTTTGGTGCAGGTGCTGGTTCTGCTGCGGGGGCAGCGGTTTCAGTCTCTGCCTTGGCAACGTCTGCTTCAAAGTTCTCCTTTTTTGCCGGAGCACTCTGACTAGTTGCTGTAGCGCCTGCACTGGCTGCCCGAGTAGGATCACCTGTGCGAGCCTGGACACCTGCTGGTCGGAAATACTGACTCCAACGATCTGCATCATATGCCTCACCGTCAACAGAAGCTTCAAACATTTCTGTCATTACCTTCAGTTCTACTTCACCAGGACGCTTGGGCAAGAAGCCTGACAGATCAAACAAACCGTGTTCGTTGATTGCTGCCATTTCTTCGTCACTTAGCGGACGCTCACGACGGCCCCAAGTAGAAGTAGAATAGTCTGCGTAACCACCCTTGGAGGTCTTGTTCAGTCGAAAGTCAAGACCAGCAGTGTAATCAGTTGGCAGTTCTTCCATGTCTGGATCTAACAATGATCCTTTAATAATCTGAAAGATCTGAGGACCAATGATAAAGCGACGAATCGGATTCTCTGGAGTGTTGTCTTCCTTGAGGGGATCCTGTCGAACAAAGCCCTGGAAGATGTAAGAACGCTTCTTCCAATATTTACGACCCATGTCTTCAAGTGCGGGATCCTTGAACCAGCCGCGTACTTCCTGTAGGATAGGACAGCTTTCGCCGTACATTTCCATGCAAGGAACCTGTACCTGTACTGGACGTGAATCTGTTTCACCCTTGATGCCTGCGAAAGGCAGTTTGATCATTAGTCGCTCTGCCCAAAAGAAATCATTGGCTTCGTTGCCGTCTGGAAGGAAACGCAGCGTTGCTGAGTCGTCTTCATTCATGTTCCAAAATGGGTAGATTGCGTTGTCGCCCGGACCGGACTGTTTGCCTGATGAACGATTTTCCTGCTCTTTTAGACGAGCGCGGATTTCTGCGAGAGATGCCATAGTAATGCCTCCTAATTGTATGCCTATGTGCTTAGTGCCTAATTATGTAGCACTGTTATATGCTACTACATTTACTTATCATTGTCAAATATTTTTTGCAGATTATTTGTATCAAATATATGAGAATTTTCTAACCATGCTTTCAAATTTTCAAACATCAATGAATGATTTATGAGAGAAAGGTGATTAGGGTCATTATTTTTTTCTTTTTCTATAAAAAATAATGCAGGACCTTTACTATAATAAAAATTCTCATAATCTTCTATCTGAGAATCAAATTTTTCATATAAAGTATTGCTTTTATAATCGTCGAATGCAGGGATGACTAAAATTTTTTTAAAAAATCGACTGAATTCTTTTAGAATACCTACATACTGTAAATGTCTAAAATCTCCTAATTCATTGTGCATATAATATTCTTTGTAAAATTTTTTAATGAAATTCTGATTCTTTTTATTATACTTTTTGAAATTTTGGTCCATTACAAACATGCTACACTGGTCAGATAATGAGTCTAAAAAAGAAAAGTCTTTCCTGCTATCATGTGAAAGGACAAAAATGACACTTATATTAGATAATTCTTCTGATGTACAATGTAGAATTTGATTTCGAAAAACTTTCATTGCGTGCTCTGGACCAGTTCCAGGGTAGGCAAAATTTTCAACGTTATAAAGATTTTTTAAACGCAACGGCCAAGCATATTTTTCTTCTTCAGGATAATAACAATCGGCAGCATAGCTATCGCCAAAAATCCACACTTCTTCCATTTTTTATATCAAAGACCTGCCAAATTTCTCAATCTTTCAAAGTCTTCGTCTGTGTCTGGTTCTTCTTTGTCGTCGTCACAGCCGCAGTCTTCATCTACACCTGTGTTATACTGCTCGAACGTTTGATTTACTCGTTCTATAAACTGTTTTGCAGGTTCTATAAAAGATTCACCATAGTCTTTCTCTACGCCTGTAAGAACAGCAGTTTCGCCGCGCGGCCAAGAACCTGTTTCTCTATCATACTGTGAAAGAATAAATTCTGTGATAGGAAGCTGTTGTTCTTCTTCTGATTCTTCAACTTCTTCTTTTTTGTATTTGTCTTTTATTTTGCCTAGTTCTTCTTCGGATGCATCGTTTCTACCTGCAGCAGCAAGAGCAGCCATGCCGTCCTTGCCATACTTCTTTTTGCCAGTGTAATACTGTAAGCCCGATTCTTCAAATTCCGAATCCACAATTTCAGATGTAATCTCTTCAGACTGCCTTGCTTCGCCTACCAGTCTATAGATGTAAGGAAAGATGTCTTTCAAGTCTTCGTTAAATTGGCGTATGGTAAGTTCGTCGATCCAGTTTGTTTTTACATCATCTGGTACTTCTTCTAACACCACAGTTTCGTAGTTTTCTATAATATTAGCGTAACCGTTTGATTTCTGTATGGTTTCTAGTTCACGCTTCACGTCCTTTGCTCTGCCTTCAATCACATCCATATACTGTGATAGACCTTCTGCCATTACAGCAGATCGATTGACATAGGTCTTGAACTTTTTCAAGTTGTTTAATTCTTCTGACAGGCCGATCACATGCTTGCCAAAATCATCAAACGGTGTGCCACCTTCTGCGACGTGTCTTGCCATTGCTCTAGCACCAGCAAGATGTCTATAAGGATAACGGAATCTCTCGCCCTCCGGAGACTCTATAAAAATCTTATCTATATTTCTTGTTCTTGCTGCTGCCTGTTCTTGGTTAATGCTGCTTCTGTGTCTAATGTTTAAACGGGCAGAGCCAATATTTTGATAACTTACTTTACCGGTGCCCCAGAGTCGCGATTCACTCATTGTTGTATTCCTGTTCTGAGAAAGAAACTGATAGTCTCTCCTATCTAGATTTGATTTTGTAATATCTCTTACGTCAAACTTTAATAAACGCTTTTTAGCAAATGCTCTTATTTCACGTAAAAATTCATACCAATTTTGTTTTGTGACCTCGTCTTGGTCTTCCATAAAGGACTGAGCATACATAATATCAACGCTTTCTTCTGATACTGATATACTTACTTTGCCAAGATTGTCTCCGCCTTTCTTATAGTCAAAATCGTAAAACCTTGCCTGTTTAGGATCATTAGTAAGTTTGCCGTTTTCGTCGCCGATAGTGACTGAAGGAAAACGACCTCTTATTTTGTTAAATAGATCTTCTGATATTGTGTCAAGGCTTTTCATAAGTATATTTATCAAAGGGTAGATATGAATATAGGCATTGGCTGTTCGTAATCTTCTTCGTGGTCGACTGAAGTAAAGGTGTTATATACTCTGGGATCCCAATCTTTTAACACGTCAATCATTCTAATTGTTAGCAGCATGGCAGATATTAAATCATCTGAGTGTCCGGTTTTTGCCTGATAACTTGATCCTGTTGCTACAAAGTTTTTAAGTTCTGAAATAAAAGGTTTACTTGAAATTCCAAGTTTTGAATTTTCAACCATGGTTTTCAATCTAGAACAGGCGCTGACTTTTGTTCCGTGTGTGGTATTAAAGCCTTTTCTAAATTTTCTTACGTGACCTTTTCGCTGCGGTTCTGATATAAACAGACCAGGAATATTTTCCTCTCCAAAATCGTTGATAACAATAAGTGCAGCCTCACCTATGCCGTTGTTTTCCACACTCCAGTAAGTGCCTAGAGGATTTTTTGTTTCTTCTGCAATGTATTTACAGATATCACTCATTATTCTTATCTGCCCAGGAATTGCAGTGTTATTGTGTTGCCATTCTGCTACCTGTTTGTATGTCGGTAGTTCTATTACCTGTATTGCTGCATAGTCCCCACCTGTTCCCATTGAAGGATCAAGAGCAACGCAGTAGGTGTACTGACTAGATGGTTTTTTGTACCAACGAGTCTGCCCCATTTTGAGAGTAGGGTCTTTGCCTTCCATTGTGGTTAAGTGAATGGAACTGATAAGAGTCTCATCGAATACAAGAAATTCACAGCCGTATTCGCGTCTAAATCTTTCTTCGCCTATTCTGCCTAATTCCGCCTGTTTCCATTTTTCGTCTCTGTCAGGATGTTCTTCCCATGACGCTCTAAATGCGTGAAAGCCGTTTATACCCACATCGGTCTCGTTGCCGTTTTCATCAAAGCACTGTTCTGCCTGTTTCCATATTGTAGCAAACGTGTCTTCGTCTGAGTTAGGCGTAGAAGTGATAATTGCTCTACCACCAGTTGCTAGTGTGGGAGATATCGAAGTCCAAAAGTCCTGAGCAATGGTAGGTTGTACGAACGCAAACTCGTCGCAGTATAGTAGAGAGATAGACAAACCACGACCTGTGTTATCAGTAGTAGTTTGTGCTATTATTCTAGATCCGTTTTCAAATTCTATACTCTGTTTGTTGTATGATGTAACGCCTGCTCTAATATGATCTGGGCAGAGTTCATACACATAACGAATTCTCTGCATTATTTCCTGTGCGCCTGTGTATTTGTGCGCGGCGATTAGTATGGTTTGGTCTGCATTAAACATAGCATACCAGCAGAGGTATATCGCAGCACAGGTTGTTTTGCCAGTCTGGCGAGGCAGCATGTTTATATTGAATCGGTAGTTATGATAAGACTGCATGAGTCTTACTTGATAGTCAAAAGGATCAAACAGCAATTTTCCTTTTACAGGGTGCTGAATATATGCGAATTTTTTAGCGAAGTAGAGATATCCTTCTTCACCTGCCATACATGCGGCAAGTTCGTTTATCTGCTCCTCAGTATAAGAGTCTGCGGAATGTGCTTTTTTAGTAAGGACACCGTCTAGTGATTTTGCTGCCATACTTTTACTTAGTTAAAAAAATAGGGCCCGTCGGCCCTATTGTGATTATTACTGTAAATTACATTACCTTAATAACTTCAATTTTTTTGCCTTTATTCCAATCTTTTTTACTCATAGTATCTGCTGCTTTTTGAGCAGACTGTTCGTTACTGAATTTGAATGGATTTCCTTGTTTATCTTTTACTACTTTTCCTTGTATTCTTATGTTGTAGTTGCCTTTTGATTGTCTCTGAAACGACTTTTTAGAGCTGCGACTTTTTTGCATCCACTCATCAGAATCTTTTTCGTCGTACGCGATGTCTTTGTCTCTTTCGCTCCTGTCAACAAAAACTCCTTTGTCTCGGCCAGAAGGAAATGCACTCCAGCCGCCTGTGTACGTTCTTCCTCTTCCGTATCCACTTCTTCGACGCATTTCAGTAAGAGTTTCTTCCGACAACGCCGAAAGCCCTCCTCTCAAATTACCAATAACAGTGTCATAGACTGCAGTATTTGCACCTTTATTAGCAAGTGTTCTTCTTTCTTCGCTTAGTCTATCTAAGATATTCATAGCCTCTCTATCATAAAATTGAACAATTTCATGCGGTGTCTTATCTATGAAGGGAGTCACATAGCGATTAAACACCGGAGCAGCCTCCATTGTAATCTTATCGCCTTTGTGTTTTGTTTTTTCTACGCCTTCTCTTGGCACACAGTTAGGAACTTCCTTGCCGTCTTTCTTTTTGGTGCCAACCATTTTATAACCTTTCCAGCAAGGATCTTTAGCACCGCCTTTTAATTTGCCGGCTTCTTCTACTTCTGTGTCAGTCTTTTTTTTACCCACAGCGCCTTTTTTCTTGTCTTTGGCTGCTTGCTTCATCGGCTCTTCGGTGTCGCCGTCGTCATCAAGGTCTAGAAAGTCTGGCTTGGCACCTTTCTTTTCGCTCATTTTCTGTTTAAGCATTTTAGAAAGTTCTTCTTTCAACTTGCTTTCTACAGCCATAGGATTATCGCCGTCTTCAGCATCAGCATATGCGCCTTTCTGTCTGTTTAGACCACCACTAAGATCGTGTGTCATTTTTTCATGATCATCATATCTTTCGTCTGGCTCGTTTGCGTATTCGTCCTGAATAACTTCTTCATCTGACGCAATATCGTCAAGCATTTTAGGAGTAATCATGTCTGCCTTTGGTGGCATGTCAGGAGGACCGTCGCTTGTGCCACATGGAGTTGGTTCGAGCATTGTGGTTGGTTGTGGTCCTACTGGTGCTGCTTCTGGTGCACCTGCGGCATTCATTAGTTTTACTAACTGTGCTACTTCGTCTGCTGAATCACCCGACATAGTAACCGAAGCAATTTCGTCCAACTGTTGTGGCGCACTGTCTTCTGCTGCTACATCGTAGAATGATTCTAGTATGGTCTTCATTTCCGAGCTGTTTGTTTTGCCGGCTTCGTATGTGCCTTTTTCTGCAGAATCCATGTTCTGTAAAATTTTGTTCATGTCCATGTTAACTTCCTATCGGGCTTTTGGTTTCTGTGTCTGTTGAAATATCCTGTGATTCGCCTCTTGGACCACCTTGTGCCGGATCAATTTCGCGTTCGGATCGAGCCTTTTCTAGTTCTTTGAGCAGTTCCATAACTCTGCTTTCGCCTACGCTTGTCTGCGCACTTTCGCCGCCCATGTCTTCTGTGTTTAGTAGTGACTCGTAGGGCTTGTCGTCAAGAGGTTGTTGATAAGCTTCCTGCGGCTCATTTGCATTTCTTACTATAATGTGGCTCTGCGGAACTTTGCACATTTGACCGAGATATTCCTGAAGCACCTGCACAGTGGTGGGATAGTTTACTTCTACTTCATAGTAAGTAACTTCTACATTCTGGAGCTGCGGAAAGTCTAAAGGTCTTTCTGTGATCGGCGTTCTTTTGCCTGCGCTCATGTTTACGACAGAGTATTTTTGAAAAGCAGTTTCTAATCTGTCTTCTATGCCTTCTGGCAGTTCTCCAGCAATACCAATTTTAAATTCGTATGTTTTTTTAGATTCTGTAAGATATTCTGCAAAAGTTTTCATAAGTTTGTTCCGTTATCAATTATTTATCCATGTTTTTTAATTTTTCTATCAAACTATTACGGTCTGACACTACATAGCCTTCACCTTGAACTACATCTCCGTCGCCGCCGTTTGAATCTCGATCCATCTTTTCTTTCTTCAATTGCAGTTCTACCATCTTCAGCTTCTTGTCCAGTTTGGCGTTCTTAGCTTCGAGGTTGGTTTTTAGCATGGTAGCAGCAACTTCAAACACTCTGCCTGAATAACGACTTTCCACATTCATGCCGAGATCCATTAAGTCCTCGTAGGCATCCATAGATTTTTCTGACACTTCGTTTAGTTCTTTGTCAGCCATTTCACCTAGGCCTTTTACAGCAGGTAAAGCAGAATTAATTTTGTCTAGCTCTTCTATGTTACGCATTTCCTTTGCGTGTTCTCTTTTTTCCTGCTTGTGTTCTTTTTCTGCTTGTTTTTTATCTTGATCTACTATTTCTTTTGCATCAGGTAGATCCAGCATTTCTTCAAGTTTCTTTGTCATAGTTTACACCATTATATACGCTGTTTATATTTATCGAGGCTTGCCCTGATGAAATATGTCATTTTCAGTTACGATTCTGAAGGTGATGCCTTTCTGTTTACAGTATGCCCGAGCAGCAGTCCATTTAGCCTGATTGACAATGTAGTGAGCTTGATTGCGTTTTGATCTACCTAGATTTTCTCTGAATGCTTGATTTGCGGGTTTGACTTCTATAAGTTCTACCTTTTGCTTACCATTCTTGTTTGCGTAGGCAATAAAAAAATCTGGCACATATACTGTGTATTTGCCTGTGAGAGGATTTTGATAGGGTATTTTGATTGCTTCTGATGCCCACTGTGATACCGCAGGATGTTCATCGCAGAATTTCATAAATGCGAATTCCCAACCGGATCTATATGTAGGCATTTTATTACCTACATATTTGTCTGGATTTTTTAGGCTGAATTTGCCTTGCGCGAATCTAGGCATATCACGGTGCTATATTTCTCTGCTCAAACTGCTCTACGCCAACGGCTTCTCTAAATCCTAGTGAACTAGTGCGAGGTCTTTTGTAATTTAGTATTTCAGTGACAATTTGACTGAGTCGCACATCAGATAATCCTTTTAGAGTATCTAATAGTTGAAATATATTAACAGAATCTAGTTTGGCCTGTTCTAGTAAAACTATAGAAGTAGAAACTGCCGCAGTTTTATCGAAGCCGCGATTTTCAAAAAAACCAACTACAGCGTCTACTTGACTAGCAGGAAACTCAAGACTGTCTGTGAAATATCTATCAAAAAACTGTTTTACTGCTTCGTCGCTTCTCGGTTCTGGTTTTGTTTG